CAAATTTGTGGATCCTTGTCGTTGCGAGCATATATGGTATAAAGGGTACACAAATATTTAGAAACAACGGAGGAAAAAAATAATGGCAAATCCAAGATATAACACTCAAGTTGCTCAACCAAGAGGAATGAAAATGGGTGGCAGAGTAAAAAAAATGGGCGGTGGAATGTCTACTGCTAGAAAAGATATGGCTTCAGGATACTACAAAGATGATATGGGTATGGGTGGTGGAGCAATGTATAAAAAAGGTGGTTCTGTTAAAAAGAAAATACCTGCTGGTAAAAAAGGCAAAGGTATAAGAGCTCTTAAAAAGAAAGCACCTAAAGTAGCTAAAGCAATGGGCTACAAAAAAGGCGGTACAGCATAATGGCTAAACGTGGGCTTTATGCCAACATTCACGCAAAGCGTAAACGTATCGCTGCAGGCTCAAAAGAAAAAATGAGAAAACCTGGAACTAAAGGCGCACCTACAAAAGCTAATTTTAAAAGAGCAGCTAAGACAGCTAAGAAAAAATAATGGCTAAAGATAAAAAATTAACTCCATCAGAAAAATACAATCAACTTAAAAAACAAACTGAATCTGCTGGTATGAAAGTTAAAGAAGTAGATGGTAAGATTGTAGTTACCAGAAAAAAGAAAAAATAGTTATGAGAAAACAGGATAATATGCCTGCAAGAAACAAGAAGAACTTTAGATCTACAAAGTCTGGAGCAGGAATGACACGAGCCGGTGTTGCTTCCTATAGAAGAAAAAATCCCGGTTCTAAATTAAAAACAGCCGTGACCGGTAAAGTTAAAAAAGGGTCCGCTGCCGCTAAAAGGCGAAAATCGTACTGCGCAAGAAGTGCAGGACAGATGAAACAATTTCCTAAAGCTGCGGCCAATCCAAATTCGAGACTTCGACAGGCACGTAAGCGATGGAAATGTTAGATAAATTTTTATACTCTTTTTTTGGAAAACTTGATAATGCTATTGCATTTGTTGAGACCTATGTTATTAAAATGACTGAATGGTGTTGGCACACACGTGTTAAACTTTTAAACAAAAAAAGGAAGAAAAAATGAGAACAGCAATATTAGAGGCATTAGAGGCTAGATATGAAGCTCAAATTTTAGAAGCTGATGCTACACTTAAGATTTACTTGGACAGTTCTGTAGGTATTGGAGAACACCCACAACACATAGACGAAGTAGATAAATTAATCGAAAAAATTGCAAGTGCTGAAGAGAAAGTAAAAGTATTGCAACAATTTAAACTGTAAGGAGAGAAGATGGAAGACTTAGTATTAATAGATAAACTTAAAAAAACACTTAACGCAACTCTACAACAAATTGGAGACAGTATGATTACTGGTGGGGTTGACAGTATGGAAAAATATAAGTATATGCTAGGACAGGCACACGCTTATCAATTAACGTTACAGGAAATCTCTAACCTGCTAAAACCAAAGGAGCAAAAAAATGAGCAAGGAAACATTATTGACATCGGACAAGGAAGTACCAAAAATTAAACTTGGTCTCCAAGATAAATACGAAGCAGAAAAAAAAGAAGAGCCTCACGTAAAAAGATTAGATCAAGAAAACATTAAAGATGTAGAAGATCAATTACCTAAACCGGTTGGTTACAGAATTTTAGTTTTACCTTTTACACCAAAAGAAAAAACTAAAGGTGGAATTTTATTCTCTCAAGAACAATTAGATAAAGCTAGAATCGCAACTACTTGTGGTTATGTTTTAAAAATGGGAGATCTTGCATACAAGGACAAAGATAAATTTAATGAGCCTTGGTGTAAAATAGGAGATTGGGTTATGTTCGCTAGATATGCTGGCGCACGTTTACCGATTGAAGGTGGAGAAGTGAGAATACTTAACGATGATGAAGTGTTAGGGACCATAAGTGATCCTGAATCAATTCTTCATTACATTTAACAACATAGGAAGGAAACTATGCCAGAAAACGAAAAAAGAGTAGAAGATCTTATTGACGTAGGTGAAGAACAAGGAGCCGAAATTAATTTAGATGAAAAAGGTGAAGTAGAAAAAATTGAAACACCTATTGAAGAAAAAATAGAAGTAGAGCAAGTACCAGAAGATAAATCTTTTGAAAACGAAAGAGAGACTAAGCTTGAAAAGACTGAAGAAAAAGATGAGTTAAAAGAATATAGTGATGGCGTTCAAAAACGTATTGCTAAATTAACTCGTAAAATGAGAGAAGCAGAAAGACAGAGAGAAGAAGCTGTTCAATATGCTCAAAACGTTACTCAACAAAAACAAGAAATGGAAGGACGTCTATCTAAAATAGATAATTCTTATGTTTCTGAATTTGAAAGTAGAGTTAAAACAGGTTTAGCAGCAGCAAAACTAGCTCTTAAAAATGCTATTGAGTCACAAGATGTAGAAGCACAAATTGCTGCACAACAGCAATTAGCAGCTTTAACAATGGATGAAGCTAGAGTTAATTCTATTAAAGTTGCAAATGAACAAAAACCAAAAGCTCAAGAAAGAGAAGTAAATATTACTCCTCAACAACAAAGAGCACCACAACCACAATCTGATCCTAGAGCTGAAGACTGGGCTTCTAGAAACAGTTGGTTTGGTAATGATTCTGCTATGACTTACACAGCTTTTGATATACATAAAAAGCTTGTAGAACAAGAAGGATTCGACCCTCAATCAAATGATTATTATGCTGAAGTTGATAAAAGAATAAGACTTGAATTTCCGCACAAATTTGATAAGGTAGAAGGAAATACTACAGAAAGAGCAAGACCTGCTCAGAATGTAGCTTCGGCCAGACGTTCAGCCACAACAGGACGCAGAAAAACTGTGAAACTCTCGCCATCACAGGTAGCAATTGCTAAAAGATTAGGCGTGCCATTAGAAGATTATGCAAAACAATTAAAAATCACGGAAGGAGTATAGGCATATGGAAAACGAAAAAATAAAAACTTCACGTGCGAGTCAAACAAGAGACAAAATAGAAGTCAAAAAGGTTTGGACTCCACCCAACTCACTAGATGCACCACCAGCGCCAACTGGTTATAGACATCAGTGGATACGATCCGAAATTCTTGGACAATCAGATGCAAAAAATGTTGCATCTTCTTTAAGAGAAGGATGGGAGTTAGTGAGAGCTGACGAATATCCGGATTCACAGTATCCCGCTGATACAGAAGGCAGATACGCTGGAGTAATCGGAGTGGGAGGCCTATTGCTGGCTAGGATACCAGAAGAGATTGCGCTTCAAATCGATGCTTATTACAAAAAGCAAAACGAGGCTAAAGAAGAAGCAGTAGATAACAATCTTATGAAGGAACAGCACCCTAGTATGAAATTCCAAAAGGAATCTAATACTCGTGTAACTTTTGGTGGTACAAAGAAAAGTTAATCTTTTAACTATTCCTACCCAACAAAATAAAATAAATCCGTACTGGAGGGCCTTCGGGCCAGGTACATAAAAAGGAAAATAACTATGGCAAATGCAAGTACAGTAGGATTTGGACTTAGAGCGATCAATACAGTTGGACAAACTCCAGCTACATCTGGTCAAGCTGAGTACAGAATTCAAACAGCACCAGGCGTTGCAGTCAACAAAGGTGATCCTATGTCTACACAAGACGCAGGCAATCAAGGTTACCAACAAGACGCAGCGTTTACACTTACAGATGATGGTGGAGCCGGTGGAACAGGTTGGGCTAGTAATGCAGACGCATTACTAACAGGCGTGTTCAATGGAGCATTCTTTATAGATGCTACTGGAAAACCGACGTTCAGCAATAATATTGTTGCAGGTCAAACTACATCTAAAAACTACAACAACGCATCAGATGAAATTGAAGCGTTTATAATCAACAACCCGTTTCAGCAATATGAAGTGAAAGCGGATGCAGCTGTTGCTCAAACCTTAATCGGTGGCGCTAACAACTTCAACGTAAATAACTACACTGCAACTGATAACAAAAGTGGTCAATCAATTACTACTTTAGATATTGGTTCAGCTGCTACAACGGGAATGTTTAAACTAGTTGCTTACGGCAATGATCAAACAAATAAAGATTTCACTGTTGCAGGTGGAAATGTTATTGTTGCGATTGCTGGTGGCGCTGGTTTATACGCATAATCTAAATAGGAGTATATAAATTATGGCAATATCAAGAGCACAACTAGTTAAAGAACTAGAGCCAGGTCTAAATGCACTATTTGGACTTGAGTACAAACAATACGGCGAGCAATGGTCTGCAATTTTTGAAACAGAATCATCTGACAGAGCTTTCGAAGAAGAAGTGATGTTAGCTGGTTTCGCAAATGCAAACGTTAAACCTGAAGGACAGGGTGTAACTTTTGACGATGCGCAAGAAACTTTCACAGCTCGTTATACTAACGAAACGATTGCATTAGCATTCGCTATTACAGAAGAAGCTATTGAAGATAACTTGTATGACAGACTTGCGTCTAGATATACAAAAGCTTTAGCAAGATCTATGGCGTCTACTAAGAATATCAGAGGCGCAGCTATACTTAATAACGCGTTCGATGCAAATTTTGCTGGTGGAGATGGAAAAGCACTTTGTGCTGATGACCATCCTACTTTAGCAGGAACATTTAGAAACGAGTTAGCAGTAGCAGCTGAGTTGAATGAAACATCTTTAGAGCAGTCATTAATTGACATTGCGGCTCTTACAGATGAAAGAGGCCTAAAAATTGCAGCGCAAGGAGTTAAATTAGTAATTCCTTCAGCTCTTCAATTTACTGCTGACAGACTTATGAATACTGTTGGTAGAACTGGTACAGCTGATAATGATATCAACGCGATAAGAAATATGGGAATGATTTCCGGTGGTTACACTGTAAATAATTACCTAACTCACGCGAAGAAATTCTTTATCAAAACTGATGTGCCTAACGGTCTTAAGCATTTCAACAGATCACCTATCAAAACTTCAATGGAAGGTGACTTTGATACTGGAAACGTTAGATACAAAGCTAGAGAAAGATACGTATTTGGATTTTCTGATCCAAGAGGCGTATTCGGATCAAACGCAACGTAATCATTAATTTAAAAGGGCCGCCTTAAAACGGCCCTTTTATTACATATAAAGGTGTGTAAATGAAAAAGACTCTCATAAATATCTGGGCTTACGATCATCATTCAGTATTTACTATTGAACATAGTGAAGATACTGCTCAAAGTGTTGAAAAAGCAATACTTGACAAGCTAGGAGAAAAGAGTATAAAATGGGAGTATCTCGGAAACAACTATAACAACGAGATAAATCGAATAACTTATGAGGAGGTTATTGATGATACAAGACCTATACAAACAAAAAAGGTCCTTGGAGTTGAAGTGGCAACAGGAGCATCTAGATAATAATAGATATACTCTTGAAAT